GGGTCAACTCATACACAATTTCCTCGGCTCCCTCCGAATCTGGGTCATCAATCCCGTCAAACTCAAACACCACTAACACCTGTAATCTCCTGCTCATCGCTCGTCCTCCTTATTTAGAATGTTCTGCAACCACTGGACATCCTCGCTCGTGTCGGCATCACTACCCATCAGCATTTCGATGTGACCGATTGCTGCGTTTAGAGCGTGTTCCAACTCGTCGATCCGGCTCGACCGCGTACTCATAATGTGCGCTAGAATTTGCGCTTGCATCTTTGCCGTGGTACGCAGAGCCGACATATCCATCTCATCAAATGCACTCATTGTCGTCCTCCTCTGTGAATTAGTCGCTTGTCTGGTCATCGCACTAGTCCTCCCTTGTTGTTGATACCCATCAAGTCCTCGCGGTTGGTGATGGGCACGTAGTTGCTCTTGTGCATCGGCACGATGGTGTGCTTCTTCCTCTTTGCCTGCTCCTCGCCACATGGCAAGCACGACAGGTAGCCAAGCACAACCCGCTCGTCCTCGACGAACTCTGCGTAACATCGGTTGCAGAGTTTTCTCCCCAGTCCTTTTCCCATATACAATTTCTTAATCATGTTTGTAGTTCCATGGTGTGGCGGACACTTTTGGTTTTTGCTTTCACAGTCTTCACGCTTTCACGCGGCTCTCTCTATCACCGTCGCCTCGACCCCGCTGTCTATAATTTGTCTCAGCGTTGCCGTGTCCACTTCGACGCAGGACTCATGCGGATGGCAAAGACCCTTGTGCTTGGACGTTGTGATCGAGTACCTGTCCGTGTTGGCAAACCAACGGTTCACCTCATAACTGAACACATACATAGGGAAGTGATGCCCGTATGAGTAGACGACGTAGGTCGTGAGTGATGAACCCCGCCGAGTCCGTCCGGGCATGAACGTGGCGTGGATGTTGTTTGCCTCAAACGGCTTGTGTGCTTTCACGTAGTCCCGTGCTTCTCGGTTCGTGATCTTGTCTGGCTTGGTCATGTCGTTCTCCTTTCTGCGATTCATGTCTGGGTGAAGTCTTAATTAACGCTGCTCTCTGCGCCTTCCTCGATTTTCAATAGTATAACAAACATTTACGTTTAAATCAAGGGGTTTGAGCAAAAAAGATATCTGGCGAAGTGTGTCCGGTAGGTGGATAAAATCTGTTCCATGTTGTTCCATGTTGTTCCAATTTCGAAACTTTACGTATGGAACAAGTTTGGGGGGAGGGGGGTCTTGTAAGTAATTGATTTTTAAAGAGTTAGTAGTAGTAGTAGTAGTTAAAATATGTATGTTGTTCCAATGTTCCATGTTTTTTAGATAGGAAGGATATAACCCCCTTTTTTCTTTACTCACCGCGCTGCCGACTTTGCCGATCTGGTTTTGACCCCGTGACTTGGCTCCCTACCTGAAAAACTTGGAACATTGGAACAGATTTTGACTTTTCTTAATTAAATCAATGACTTACCTGTTTTGAACTTGGAACAAAAAGTTGGAACAAGTTGGAACAACATGGAACAAGGCGCTGCGTGAGTTTTATTCGTAATTAACGATGCCCAAAACTCGGTTCACTTTGAGGTGAAGTCTTAATTAGCGAGATCCCTACTTCGTTTAGACTTTGTTCTGGCCATGCTCACGCGACACGCGCGCACAAACAAGGAACTGGCTTCAATCCTGCTTCGCGCAGGCAAAAAAATACCCGGTGACCTTGCGGCCACCGGGCGAAGTTGGGAAGTGTTAGGCCTTGTCGATTGCGTCGCAGACCATTTTCTTCAGTTCAGCCTTGTCTTTCGGAGCGGTCGGGTCGCTGTTCTTCGCGGCCGTTTTGCGTCGATCGATCATTGTTTTAACAGAGTCACTGATGAATTCCGCGTAGGCTTTGTTGGCGCCGCGCGTTCGGCCTCCCGTGTTGTTGAGTACAGCCTTAACCGCACTCATCAGGGCGTTCATGCGGTTCGATTTGTACTTGTTTGTCGCATTGCGCCACGCTGCAACAATGTCATACTGCGCCGGATCGTTTTTCTTCAGTTGGCCGAAGTCATACGCAGACAACCCTGACGCATACTGCACAGTGATTCTAGCCACAGCGTCGTCAGGCATGGCTTCCTTGATTGACTTGATCGGCGTGTACTCGCTGCCCTTATGGATATACAAAGCCTCACCCATGAGTTCAGCCTTGCGGCCAACCATGCCCTTTTCCAATTCAGCCTTAGCCTCATCGGATAACTGGCCGGTGGGATAGCGGCGCACCAATTCTCGCGCTAGTACTTCTGTGACGTCGCCTTGTGAGGCGGCCGCGTAACCGATTGACTCAAGATTGGCCTTGTCGATTTTCTGCAAGTTAAGAGATTGCATTGCGATTTTCCTCTATCAGATTGCGTCACGCGGAATTGCGTGGCGTAGGATAGTTATATATCAGGTGAATCGATAAGTAAAGTTACACCTAGAAATGAACCGCTATTTAGGCAGACCCCACCCATCCGGCACCCCCCAAATTGACTTTGGAGTCCCGCACAAACCCCACACCCCATGATCCACACAAATAACGTTACATTTTTCAAAACTTGGCTAGGCTGACCCCACCCCCCTTAATATAGAAACCCCCCCGGTATCCAATTTGGTACCATGCCATTTGCTTTTATATATTTTGCTTGTAGTATTAACGCCGATGGACGTAACGAATCTCGTTCCTGATATTGAAGACAATGTTCCGCTTCCGGCCAATGCCCGCGAGGCCCTGCCCGAGTTGTCTGCGCCTGAAGAGATTGAGATGCGGGCTAGGACAATTAAGTTGATCTCGGACATCACGCAGACGCCGATCATCCCGACAGAGGGCGATGCCAACACGGCTCACGAGTTGGCGGTAGAGATGGTTACGAATCCCGAGAAAAAGCCTGATTTCGGTATCTATCCGAACGAAGTCATTGCTATGTATGCTGGTATTGCTGCCAGATATAACCACCTAATCGTCAAAGACTTGGCGGACCTGAAGCTTTATGTGGTCAACAAGTTATTTGAGACGGTCGAAGCAGCCGAAGACCCTAAAACTCGCGTCTCTGCGCTGAAAGCACTGGGCGAAGTGGACGGAATTGACGCGTTTAAACGTCGCACAGAAACAACACACATCATCAAGCCCATCGAAGAGGTCGAGAAAGAGCTTCTTACGGTGCTAGAAGGCATCGAATACGTGGTTATCGACGATGGGAACGGTGCCAATCATGGGTGATGTGGTTGGATTTAAGGGGAAAAAGCGTAAAAAGGATATTGAAGCCGAGGAAGAGATAGCCATCGTGGCCTGCGGGAACTGCGAACAGCCTACTTTCTATCTTTCAACGGATGGCAGGGTGTTTTGCGAGCAGTGTTTGTACCCAGTTGCAGCGATTTGGACGCAAACTGACGAAGATTCTGCTGCTTGATATGCAACTGACCCCAGAAAAGATACAGAAGCTCCGTCTAATGTTACCGGCGCTGCCTGAAAAGGAGAAACGGCGGGTCGCTGACCTACTTAAACAGTACCAAACACAGAAAACCCAGCAGCGTGGGCGCGATTCCTTCCTAGATTTCATCGCTCACGTGTATCCCGGCTATAAAGTTGGTCCTCACCATAGGAAATTAGCGCGAATTTTTGAGGAAATTGCCGAAGGCAGGAAGAAAAGAGTCATCGTCAACATTGCTCCGCGTCACGGCAAGTCGGAGATGATTTCTTACCTCGCTCCGGCGTGGTTTTTGGGCAAATTCCCGCAGAAAAAGGTCATCATGGCGTCTCACACCGCAGATTTGGCGGTGAACTTCGGTCGTCGGGTGCGTAACTTGGTGGGGGCGGAGAACTACCGTGACATCTTCCCAACAGTGGAGCTTCAAGCCGACTCTAAATCTGCTTCTCGATGGGGTACTAATTTTAACGGCGAGTATTTTGCTATCGGTGTTGGCGGTGCTCTTGCTGGTCGAGGCGCTGATCTGTTCATTATTGATGATCCCCACTCAGAACAGGAAGCTAAACAAGGTCGCGCAGATGTTTTTGAACCGGCTTGGGAGTGGTTCCAGTCAGGCCCGGTCCAGCGACTAATGCCGGGAGGCGCGATCATCGTGGTGATGACCCGGTGGTCAAAGATGGATTTGACGGGCAAGATCGTGGACCACATGACCCGTGAAGACGGGGCAGATCAGTGGGAAGTGGTCGAGTTTCCGGCCATTCTCAACGAGAAACCGCTTTGGCCTGAGTTCTGGGATATCAACGAGCTTCTGGCTAAAAAAGCGTCGATGGATGTGCGGTATTGGCAGGCCCAGTACATGCAGGAGCCGACCTCGGAAGAGGGGGCGTTAATAAAGAGGGAATGGTGGCAGGTGTGGGAGGCAGAGGACCCGCCCCGGTGCGAGTACATCATTATGTCGCTCGACGCCGCGCAGGAAAAGACAAATAGGGCGGACTACAACGCCCTGACGACTTGGGGGGTTTTCTTCAACGAAGAGACCAAGAACTACAACATCATCCTGCTCAACGCCATAAAGCAGCGCCTAGAGTTCCCGGAGCTAAAGGCTTTGGTGTTGGAGGAGTACAAGGAGTGGCAGCCGGACACCTTCATCGTTGAGAAGAAATCCAACGGTGCGGCGCTGTATCAGGAGATGCGGCGGATGGGGGTGCCCATATCGGAGTTCACGCCGGGTAAGGGTCAGGACAAGATCAGCAGAGTAAATGCTGTATCAGACCTATTCTCTTCAGGTATAGTCTGGTGTACTGACCACAGGTGGGCCAGAGAAGTAGTCGAGGAATGTAATGATTTCCCATCAGGCCGTAATGACGACTTGGTGGACTCAACTACATTAGCATTAATACGTTTTAGGCAGGGTGGATTTATACGCCTACCGACAGACGAGCCAGAGCCAACTAAATGGTTCAAGAGCCATCGTCGGGAAGGATTTTACTAGGAGATTTAGATGGCTGCAAACATGGATAAAGGTCTCTATGAAGCCCCGCTCGGGCTGGATGCTCTTGCAGCAGAAGAGGCTCCGATTGAGATCGAGGTTGTGGACCCGGAAGAGGTTCGTATTGGCGTTGACGGGATGATGATTGAGTTTGGCAAAGCCGAACCCCGCGCCGAAGATTTTGATGCCAACCTCGCTGACTTTATGTCAGAAAGCGATCTTCAGAGCCTTGCCTCTGAGTTGATCGGAGAATACGAACAGGACTTGGCCTCTCGTAAAGATTGGCTCGATGCCTACATTAAAGGTTTGAAGATCCTCGGTATCCGGTACGAAGAGCGAACTGAACCGTGGCCCGGTGCGTGTGGCGTGTTCCACCCGTTGCTGATGGAGAGCGCGGTCAAGTTCCAATCTGAAACGATTATGGAGACTTTCCCGGCAGCCGGTCCGGTGAAAACCAAGATTATCGGTAGGGAAACCCCGGAGAAGAAGGACGCTGCGGTTCGTGTTGCTGACGACATGAACTACAAACTTACGGAGCAGATGCCTGAGTATCGCCCTGAGCATGAGCGCCTGTTGTTGAGCCTTGCGTTGTCGGGCAACGCGTTCAAGAAGGTGTACTACGACCCGTCACTGGGGCGTCAGACCGCTGTGTATATCCCGGCTGAAGACATCGTTGTGCCGTATGGCGCGGCTAACTTGGAGACTGCTGAGCGTGTTACGCACCGGATGCGTAAGACCAAGAACGAGGTAAAGAAGCTTCAGTACGCTGGGTTTTATCGTGATGTGGATCTGGGCGATCCAGTCCGTGTCATGGACGAAGTGGAGAAGCAGAAGGCCGAAGATCAAGGGTTCTCGGCTAGCATGGACGACCGGTTCCAGTTGCTTGAGATGCACGTAAACATCGACCTGCCGGGATATCCGGATGTGGACGAGGACAACAACGAGACGGGTATTGCCCTACCGTACGTGATTACGATTGAAAAGGGCACGGGGACTATTCTCGCTATTCGGCGGAATTGGAAAGAAGATGACGAACTTAAAGCCAAGCGACAGCACTTTGTTCATTATGGTTACATCCCCGGATTTGGGTTCTACTACTTTGGTCTCATCCACCTTATCGGCGGACACTCTAAGGCAGCTACATCTCTTCTTAGGCAGCTTATCGACGCAGGAACCCTCAGCAACCTTCCGGGCGGTCTCAAGTCACGCGGGCTTAGAATTAAGGGAGACGATACGCCTATTGCTCCGGGAGAATTCCGAGACGTAGATATCCCAAGCGGCGCGATCCGCGACAACATCCTGCCGCTGCCGTACAAGGAGCCGAGCCAGACTCTTGCTCAGTTGATGGATCGAGTGGTCGAGGAAGGTCGCAGATTTGCTGCGGTGTCGGATCTGAAGATCAGCGACATGTCCTCGCAGGCTCCGGTGGGTACGACACTCGCCGTGTTGGAGCGCGTGCTGAAGGTAATGACGGCGGTGCAGGCTCGCGTGTACTACGCGATGAAGCAGGAGTTCAAACTGCTGGCTGGCATCATCCGAGACAATACGCCAGAGGAGTACAGCTACGAGCCGGAAGTTGGTAGTCGTCGCGCAAAGAAAGCTGACTATGATGATGTGGATGTCATCCCAGTCTCGGACCCCAACGCATCCACCATGTCGCAGAAGGTGGTGCAGTATCAGGCTGTACTCCAGCTATCTCAAACGGCTCCGCAACTCTACGATCTCCCATACCTCCATCGTCAGATGATTGAGACTTTGGGCGTGAAGAATGCGGATCGGATTGTGCCGTTGGCCGCCGATGCTAAGCCGCGAGATCCGATCACTGAGAACATGGATGTCATGACGGGTAAGCCGGTCAAAGCCTTCATGTATCAGGACCACGAAGCACATATCGCTGCTCATACGGCGTTGGGGCAAGACCCGAAGATCGCCCAGCAGATCGGGCAGAACCCGATGGGGCAGCAAATTACGGCTGCACTTCAGGCTCACATCATGGAGCATATGGCGTTCCAGTACCGCCGTGAAATCGAGAAGCAGTTGGGTGCTGCACTGCCCCCGCTTCCGCAAGACGACCGAGAAGAATACGACCTGCCGCCTGAGTTTGAGGCGCAGTTGTCGCAACTGGCAGCAGCCGCTGCCGCACGAGTCCTCCAGAAGGATCAGGCCGAAGTGCAAGCGCAGCAGAACGCACAGCAGCAACAAGACCCGCTGGTGCAGATGCAGATGATGGACTTGCAGATCAAGCAGCTTCAGGCGCAGACCAAAGCGCAGCAGATGCAGATCGAAGCGCAGATTCAACAGGCCGAGATTCAACGCAAGCAGCAGAAAGATGTCATGGACGCTGCTGCCAAGGCCGACGAGTTGGAGCTTCGCAAGGCAGAGATTTCTGGTCGTCAGCAGCTTGAGGCGGCGCGTCTCGGCGTGGACATCCAGAAGGATAAGGCTGCGTTGTCTGCCAAACAGCAAATGGAAGGAGTACGCCTCGGTCTCGAGATTGGTAAGGCGCGTGATGACTCCGACCTACGGCGTGGGCAGATGCAAAAAGTTGAGAGGCCTAAAACAAAGGAGGAGTAAGTGAGTTATTCAAACGCTCTTGAGTACCTTGATTCAAAACTCAAGGACGAGCGCACATTGATTGTTGAAACCCTGATTCAAGGCAAGTTGGATGAGGGCGAATACAAAAGACTTTGCGGGGCATTACAGGGTCTTGACCTCGCAAGGAACCACATCAAAGACCTTGCAAAACGCTTGGAGCGCGACGATGAGTAATATTGACGTTGAGAAGACGCAGGAAGAGGCTAATAAAGCTTCACAACTGCCTGCCCCGAAGGGGTATCGAATCCTCTGTGCGGTTCCGCACGTCGAAGAGGAATATGAAGGCGGCATCATTAAGGCTGAGGACACCAAACGAACTGAGGAACTGACAACCGTCGTTCTGTTCGTTATCAAACTGGGTGACCTTTGCTACAGCGATAAGGACCGCTTTCCGACTGGAGCTTGGTGTAAGGAGGGCGACTTTGTGTTGACCCGCCCCTATGCCGGTACCCGATTGGTTATCCACGGACGTGAGTTCCGCATCATTAACGACGATACGGTTGAAGCGGTGGTTGATGACCCCCGTGGTATTCGTCGCGTTTAAGGAGTAAATCATGCAAGAAGAATTTAAGTTTCCCGACGAGGTTGAGGCTGAAAGTAAGGCCGAACCTGTAGTTGAAGAGTCCTTTGATATTCAGATCGAGGACGATACCCCGGCTGAAGACCGAGGCCGTAAGCCCCTGCCCAAGGAAGTAGTTAACGAACTCGATAGCGACGACCTTGAGGAGTATTCCGAGAAGGTTAAGAAGCGCCTTGGGCAGATGAAAAAGGTCTGGCACGACGAGCGGCGAGCCAAAGAGTCAGCACTTCGGGAGCGTGAGGAGGCTCTCAAGTTTGCTCAAGTACGTGAGCAAGAGATCAAACAGCTTAAACAGCGACTTGGTAATGGCGAGAAAGCGTACATTCAGGAAGTCACTAAAGCCGCTAGTAACGAGTTGATCGTTGCTAAAGAGCGCCTGAAGCAGGCTTATGAGTCCGGTGATGCTGAAAAAATCACTGACGCTCAGGAGGTTCTGACTGAAGCTAAGTTCCGAGTTAAGCAGTACGAAAACTTCCGACCCTCTTTACAAGAAGAGGATTTGGGTGTACAACAAAGTCAACAGTACCAAGTGCCCCCGGCACCTCAACCCGCTGCGGACCCAAAAGCCGAAGCGTGGAAGGACAAAAATCCGTGGTTTGGCACCGACGAGGAGATGACCGCCCTCGCCCTTGGGCTGCACGAAAAATTGGTCCGGTCTGGAGTCGATCCGCGTAGTGACGATTATTACGACCGAGTTAACGCGACTATGAAGAAGCGATTCCCCGACTACTTTGAGGTAGAAGAGGAAAAGCCAACTCAAACGAAGCAGGGTGAGAAACCTGCTCGCACAAAGCCAGCCAATGTGGTGGCTCCAGTTACGCGGGGAACCGCGCCGCGTCAGGTCCGCCTGACACCGACTCAAATTGCCTTAGCCAAAAAACTTGGCATTAGCAATCAAGAGTACGCAAAAGCAATGATCGAAATGGAGAACGGCAATGGCTGAAAATAGACTTACACGCGAACTCGAAAGTCGAGAATCGACGCAACGAAAAATGGCGTGGACACCGCCTCAAACACTCCCTGAACCGGAGCCGCAAGAGGGTTGGGTGTTCCGTTGGATTCGGACTTCGATCATGGGTCAGGCTGACCCGTCGAATACATCCGCAAAGTTTCGGGAAGGTTGGGAGCCGGTTAAGGCTTCTGAACAACCCAAATTGATGATGCAAGCCGATCCTAATGGACGTTTCAAAGACAACATTGAGATCGGTGGTTTGTTGCTCTGTAAGGCCCCGTCTGAACTAATGAAGCAGCGTGATGGTTATTACGCCCAGCAAGCAAAGGCTCAGATCCAGTCTGTAGACAACAACTTTATGAGGCTAAACGACGAGCGTATGCCCCTCT